CGGTCGTGGTAGCCGATCCGCCTGCTCCGCCGGTAGTGGTCCAGGCGCCGCCCGCATTGCCGGCACCCGCGCCCGCACCGCCGGCAGCCGTCACGGCTCCACCGGCACTTGCCGAACCGAGCTTACCGTTGATTCCCAAGTCACTGTCCGAGCCTGTGATATCCGTTGCCGTGACGGCACCGGCAATCGTGGCGGTTCTCTTGGCCTGGGACAGGAGCACCTTGACGTAGGTGTTGGTGGCCGCCGTGGTTTCCACGCAAGCGCCCATCAGTTCGCCGGCCGAGGCGGTCCCGGTCGCCGCGCCACTGAGGGTATCGCCGGTAACCGGCGTCCCGTCCTCGTCCCAATAGACCGCGTCGCCGGCAGTGAAGACCTCCGCCTTCTGCGGAACCTTGACGAGGCCCGCACAGATCAAGACGCCTTTGACACCGGCGGCGATGGCGACCGGAGCGACCATCGGGATCGTGCCGATCAAAACTACTTGACCAGCGATCACTGCGGAGACCGGCGTATAGTCGATCACGTCGCCTTCCGCGTAACAGAGAGCAGGTGTTTGAGCCATTTTTCCTATCCTTTCGCAAAACTGGTTTCGTTTTCATTCATGGCCGGGGCCACGATTGACCCCGGCCCATTGGTTCTCGATCAGCCGGCCCCGGTGCTCTTCACGCTGGCCCGCCATTCCTTCTTGGCCACGCCGAAATCGAAGTAGCCGCGGAATTGAATGCCGAGGGTGTTGAAATCGGCCTCGGCCGATTCGATGGTCGGCGATTGCACGTTGTCGAGGAAGCAAACTTCCATCGGGGCCATCGAGCCGCCGCCGATCGGCAGCAGATACCACGACGTGGTGCTGGTGATGTACGCCGACTCCACCGGGCGGTACGTGTTGAAGTAAATGTTGGAGTTCAGCGTCTTGGTGCTCGCGGTCGTGTCCCGCAACTCTTGCGACACGTACCACTTGCGGGCCGTCGGATTCAGCGTTGCGCCCGTCAAGAGCAAATGTTGAAGGCCCACGCCCAGCGGATGACCGTCGGCCGCCGTTTGCGCCTTCAGCAGGACGTTGGCCGCGGCGATGCCCGTTTCGCCGAGCACGGCGGTCAAGAGGTTGGCGTGACTTGCCGCCCCGGTGGCGAAGAAAGTCGCGTCGTCCAGAAACGCCGCCCAGAAAACGGAGTTGAGTTTCCGGCCCGATCCCGCGCCCAATCGCTCGCGGATGGTGTCGAACGCCCCCAAGTCGTCGTTGATGATGTCGGTCCGCGTGAGACCCAACATCTTCGCGTAGGTCTTGGCCTGGTTGGTGTAGCTTTCCTGGCTGGCCGTACCGTGTTTGATCTCGCCGGCCGGGCCAAGTTCCTCGAAGACCATATCATCCAGCATCCGGTAGCTGGTGATCTGCTTGAAGTCGTTCACCGGGCGGCTGGCGGAAATTTCCCGCCATATCTGCTCGACGTTCAGAAAACCTTCGAGCAGGAACTTGTTGCCCACCGTGGAAAGCAGCGTGGTCAAGGTGTGAGTTGACGGCGCCGACGCTTGAATCAGCGCGGCCTTCATCACCTCGTCGTAGTTGCCGCGGTGGATGCGGTGCGCACCGCTGTAGCCGTTGTCGCGGGCGGTGGCCAGAATCAGCCCTTGCAGGCTGGAGCCCTCGCGGCGCTGATAGGCGTGAGCAGCCTCCAAAACTTCCGGCTTGAACGCCTTCTCGACCTCGCGAAGGCCGCCGGCCATGCACAAGGCAGCCTCGATCACTGCCGGTTGCGCATCGCGGCTGCTGCCGTGGATCGGCAAGGGAATCGGGCGTTCGGCCCGCACGACGGCCAACTCGCAGCGAATGGCGTCCCAGCCTTCGCTGATGGCCTGGGCCTGAATCTCGGGAAACTCGTTGCGGCACAACTTGGCGATTGCCGCGATGCGGGTCGTCTCAGCCGCCGCCGACGCACGCAACTCGGCGGCGGGTGTGGGCGGCGCGGGAGCCGGAGCGGGCGGCGGTTCCGGCGGAGTGACCGGGGCCTCTTCCTCGTCATACATCGCCCGCAAAAACGTGCTTTGCGTTGCGCTCAGCGCGGCCGGGTCGAAACCCTTCGCCTGAAGCCATTCGTGAAACTTTTCCATTTCAACGTTCCTTTCTGAAGAATGAGCGGCGCGTGCCGCAACTTTGGCAGTGGTTTTGGAGTCAGCGGCCATAGCCACAAAACTGACTTCCCCTAACGTCGATTTCCGGGCCACGTAGAGCGGCCCGGTGAATGTTTTGCCGTTGACTTTGGTGGTCGCGCCTTCGCCGACGAACTCCATCTTGTCGGGCCGGGCGCCGACCGACGCCTTCCAGGGAAAGCCGAGCTTCGCGCTGGCCGTCACCTGGTCGGATTCGGGGGTGGAACCGGAAACCAAGCCGGCGAGATCGAGCGTGGAAGCGCCGATCGAAACCTCGTCGGCGTGGCCCACGATCCGGTCGGGGTCGTGATTCATCAGGATGGGCACGGGGGCCTTGGCCGTCAGCCCGCCGAGGTCGATGGCGACCGGCGCGCCATACATGCCGACCGACATCGGCCCGCCGGTATACGCCCTCATCTTGAATCGCTTGGGAGCATCGGCGGCCGGAGTCTCGCCTTCCGCCGCCTTGATCCACTCCACCGATTCCACTTCACAGAGAATCGGGTGTGTCGCATTGGCAGCGGCGCGAATCATGTATTGCTTCTTGTGGCGGTCGCTATGTTTGCTCATGCGCGCCTCAACTGGTAAGTGAAAACCGATTTTGCGAGTGGCCGTTGCCGCTGGCCTTGGCCGGCGGATTGTCGTCGGGGGAATCCGTCGGCTGATTGTCAACAGCCCCCGCCGGTTGCGAGTTTTTCGGCAAGGCGCACTCCAGCAATCGGGCCTTCATTTCGTCCACGGTCAGGCCGAACTCCTGCGCCATCGCGGCGACTTCATCCTCGAAGTCCAGGCCGTCCTCGGCGTAGATGCTGCCCAACCGCGTGCCGCCAAAAGACATCGCGGTCTTGCGGGCGGTGGCCGTCTTCTGCTGGTCGATCTGCGGCATAGCCGGCCAGTCCCATGCGTGCTTGGGCGCGGGCGTTGCATCGAAAGCCCAGCGGTTGACAAGCGTTGCCTCGCGGAACCAGGCGGAGAAAACGCGGTTGAGAACCTGCTGCTCGGCCTCGACCCGTTCCACGTCCACCGAAACGTAGTAGGTGAGGTGATCGAGCCGCCCGCCGCTGAATGAGTAACCGCTGGAATCGCAGGCCGCGATGTTGTACGGCATGTTCAGGGAGCGGGCCTCTTCGTTGACGATCTGCCGGTTGAACATCTCATAGGTGGTGGGCGGCTGCTCGGCCTTGATCTGCGCCAACTTCGCGCCGGCCGGAGTGGCGACCATCACCCGCTTCTCGATGGGCATGGTGGTGAACGGAGTGGCTTCGTCGGCTTCTCCACTCATGCCGATGCCCATTTCCAAGACTGCGGCAAGATCGGCAGCCGTTTCCGCCGCAGCGATAACTGCTTCCCGATAGCGGCGGGCCTGGCCAAACAGATTCAGCGAAGAGGAAATCTCCGGCACGCCCCGATGCTGGCCGGGTCGGTCAACTCGGAACCAATGCAGCATGTACGCAGCCGGAACCCGCTCGTACTCGGCCAGCATCGGAGAGGGGAACGCCGACGAACCGGGATGACGGTTGAGAATGTCATAGGATGTCGGGTTGCCAAACGAATCGAAGGAAACGCCGTCGATGTAGTTGTCCAGAAACGGACTGTGGACCGGGGCCGTCAGCCGGTCACATTCGATTGGGATGATGTCCAACACGACCGGATCGGCAACGGCTGGGTTGCTCACCAGTTGAGCCAAGCCCTCGCCGTCGCCCGTCTTGGCCAGATAGATCGACCGGAGTTTGGCGTGGAAGCCGGTTGCGTGGCACCACCGCAGCCAGGCCGCCTCGACCATCGCGTTCATGCCGGCCGAGCCGGTTTGCATCCGCAACTTCGGGCCGGTCCCGATGACATAGTTCACGTGCGTGGAAACCATGCCGCGGGCGTAGGCATTGTTGGCCAGTTCGTAGCGGGCGCGCTCGCGGAGCTTCTTGCGGACGGCCAGGGAGTTGGCCGTGTCGGCGTCCAGGGCGTCGGCCGACGCCCAGTGGTTGCGCATGTCGGTGGTGGTCTGCGCCGCGTCATAACGCCCGCGCACCGGCGACAGCGGGGAGCGCGAAACAGCACCGCGAGAAAACGCACGGCGGATGGTGGAGAGAAACCTCACCCGCAACCTCCCGGCTCAAGTTTGCGAAACGTCAACCCCAAGTGGTTGCGGGCGGCGGCCGCGCGTTGCCGCACATAGTTGTCGGCTTTGATCCGGTCGTCGATGGTCATTGCATCCACGCTCTGGCCATCGACGGCAACGCGCTGGACGCCCGCGATAGCGTCGTCTTCAATCCGGGAAGCAATCGTGTCGGCCATGAATCGCTCCATGTGCGGTAGCGGCCGAGCGCAAACAAAAACGGCCATTAAGCGACTAGGCCGCCTAATGGCCGTTGGTTATTTGCGCTGGTTTCGCCGCCG